TGTAATAAGTTTAAATCTTCTAAGTATTTCTTCTTTACTTCCTGCGACCATTTATGTACATCTGTATGAAACCACAATGCTGCGTCATGTAATTCTAAGTACATTGTGTAGTCGTCTCTTAAGACTACAGGTACTTTCATCTTAGGTCTTCATAATAAACGCTAATGCATAGTATGGAGGCAAGTTAGCATTTGTACCGCTAGATCCTTCTGTACTGATTGCTACAGAAATTCCTGTTACAGCACTATCTGTATTTCTATTACCACTTACTTGACCACCCACACCAAAGAATTGACCACCGCTTCCAGTAAGCATTTGATATACGTGTACGTGACCAGGATCGGTAACAGTAGCAGTATGAGTATGGCTTACATTAGTAGCATCTTTAGAGCCACCAGATGTTGTATTGCTTCCAGTAACAGTTGTATAAGCTACTCCAGCAGTGTCGCTATGAGCACCTATAACAAACTTATTACGTAAATCAGGAGTGCTATTAGAACCGTTACATAATACCCATCCTGTAGGAATGGTAGCAATTGTACCAGACCACATCATAATCATGCCTGATGTAAACGCTGCTGATAAAGCTGTCTGTACAAAAGCAGTTGTAGCTACTTGTGTTGTATTTGTTCCAGCACTAGCCGTAGGAGAAGTAGGAGTTCCTGTCATAGCAGGGCTATTTAAGTCTGCCTTAGAAGAAATAGCAGAAGCTATAGCAGTTAACTCAGTGTCAATCTCTGTTCCCTTAACAATCTTTCCAGAGTTACCTGTAGGTAGAGTATCCTTTGCTGTAAAGTTAGTTGCTTTTGTATAGTTACTCATATCAGTTCCTTAGATTAAAGTCTTTCCCTTTTTAATTCCTACGTCAATCTTCTGAATAGACAGAGGATTACCATTAATGTCTGCTTCTAAGCCTAATTGAAGTACAGTTCCTTGACCACCTGCATTAATAGAGAAGCGATCTAAAACAATGCCTGAAGTATATTCAGCAATGTTATACTCTGTAGATCCTGGTATAGTATCAACCGTAGAATTATTATACTCATATATTACAGCAGGGTCTAAAAGATAAGTAGTAGCTTGATAGCCTTCGCCATAATCAAAACCCCACTTGATAGCTACTGACTGGTTAGTACCACCAATTAACACCCAACCAATCTTCTTTAATAACTTTAATGAAGTAGCAGCATCAAAATCAAAGTAGTTAGTATAGTACTGTAAACGATATGAAGAAGTGTTATCAGCATGTCCAAAGTATTTACCAATATAACCAGGTTTACCTATAAATAAATTTCTATCTTGTGTTACGCAGAAAGCCTTAGGCTCAATACTATCCCAAATAGTTACACGCATAGCTCCGTCTTGTAATGCTGCTCTTGTGTCAAAGCAGTATACAAACTTAGTAGCAGGAAGCGTTAATAGATAAATAGCATCACGCTCAAAATAAATACTCTTAATCTTAGTCAGATCTGTCTCAGAAGCTACAGCAGCCATTAAGTCATCACGAACATTCTTAGAGATATCACGCATTGGTAGCGACTTCTCTTGGATGACTCGCTGTAGGCTACGAACTCCTGCGTCAGATAAAAATATTACATCTGTACCTAAGCTCTGAACTGAATCACGAGCAATACATCCCACATTGTTTAATACTTCTACTAATGTTAACCCACCAGTATCTAATGGATTAGCGTAGATAGCTGTGTTCTTCTTACCAAAGAATATAATATATCCATTATGTGCTGCAGCAGCAACTACAGGATCACCATTCGGTAATACTTCTTGCAAGTTTAAGTAACCAGCAGAACCATTCTGAAAGTCTGTACCAGCTAAGAGATCACTAAAATAAACTGTCTGTGTATCTCCACTAATACCACCACACCAGATCCTACCATAAGCAGATAATACCCAGCTAGGCATGAATGTTGAAGTAGTATGATTAGAAGGTAACGTAGCAGCATCTCCTACACGCTGATAACCAAATGTACCACTATCATGTGAATTAAAAGGATTACCAGAAACAGGTAACTCATGATACACTAGCATGGGATGAGCAGCTTGTGCCATATACACATGAGGCTGGAAGTCGCTTACATCACCATAAGATAGAGCAGCACCTTGCCAGTCATTAGCAGTAATCGTATATGTTGCATTACCGCTATTCGTAGTATTACGTACTGTCTTAGTAGTCATCGTAGTTGTGCCTACAAATAACTTATTATTACCAGCACTTAGCACATCTGTGCCACCACCAGTGACTACTTCAAAGATAAACTCTACTGGATTACCAGAACCTAAGTCTGTGTTAACTGAGGTATTTACTGGTGTCCATCCACGACGAGCACCGATACGACCATACTTATCAATTACACAGTTTTGTGCCTTCAGAGCATATCCTGAAGACAACGTAACACTACTCTCCTGAGTGTTTAATCCGTAGAATCCAGGAGCTGCTATTGATGCTGTTTGTAGTGGACTAGCCATTAGTTCCAGACCCACTCTTGTTCTTCTAAATACCGTCCTGATTCGAGTGCTATAGCATCTGCTAGGCTCTGACGCATAAGTTGATATGTCTCCCCAGCCTGGACTCCTCCGTCCTCACCACGCTCTGCCTGAGCCCTTGCAAGAGCACCTAGAATTACAGGCTCTTCAGGTACTAAAAGTATATCAGCGTTGACTGCTAAGGGTACTTGTGGTTTAATAATATTAAAACGAAGATTATAAGCACCGTTAGGAATAGGGTATAAGTCTACCTGAGTATCTCCGTTGGAGTTAGTGCCGTTAAAGTTATAGTACGCAGGAGACCCCTTCTGAGGAGTGGTCATTAAGAACTGTTGATCCATCCACTTAGTAGAGGCTAGTTCTACAAAAGAATTCTGAGTATCATTAATAACATCGATAACCCTGAATCTCTGTCCTGACCCAACTAAAACGTAGTTAAATACGTCTGCTGTGGTTGTAGCAGATAGGGTATCAGACAAAGCATTCCAGTTATAAGAATCTTCTACGACTCTCTTAGAATCATTAACGAATCTAGCAATCAATTTTACATAGGCACTATCAGAGACTGAGGTAGCCTCTGGTTCACGTAGCCTGATAAGCACGTCATTGACGAGTTGGATATAGTTCATTGATGCCATAGTTATATATTATACCATAAAATTAATTAAAAGTCAATACCCTACCACTTTACTTTGTCAGCCCAGTATGCAGCAGATAGTTTACCTTTAGCGATATTCGCAGCATGACGAGCTTTGAAGCTCTTCTGCCTAGCTTTCTCTGCTGGAGTCTTAGGAGAAGAACCTGCTCCGCTTACACCTTGTTGACCGAATCTAATTAACTTCTCCGTATCTCCAGACTTAGCCAATACAGCATGGGACTTGGTAGGATGTCCTGGAGTACGCTTAGGTTTATTGTACCCAGCAAAGGTTTCTTTACCCTTCTTAATCATTTCTTCTTAGCTGTCTTAGCAGCTTCCTTAAAAGCTTTAGCAGTAGGAGCACCTTTAGCCCCTACCTTACGCATCTTCTCGCCTGATCCTGCAGCGATACGACGACGCTTTGCTGCGATATTGGCATACAAGCCAGGCTTAGTAGCCACGCATAGCTCCCATCTTTTTCATTGGCTTTGCCTTAGGAGTAGTTACTTTAGCACCAGTCTTCTTAGCATACTGCTTAGCTTGCTTCTTACCCTTAGTTGTATAGGGGAACTTCTTATCATTGACCATTGGCATATTACTTACCTTTCTTTTTGGGTTTAGGAACTTTAGCTGTTGATAATGCGATTGCGACTGCTTGCTTCTGTGGTCTTCCTTCTTTGACCATCTTAGAAATGTTCTTACTAATTGTCTTTTGTGATTTACCTTTAGCGAGTGGCATTATTGCTCCTTATTAAAACTGTTGTACAGTACTGCGTTGCTCTATCTCAAACGATGCTATAATTGTAGCGGTTGATCCTGTTTCTGAAATAGCTCTAAGCTCATCCTTCTCATCCATCATGAAGTAGAAATCACTATCTAGAATTAAGAAATTCTTTGCTGTTAAGTTATATTGATACAGAATCTCTATGGATACGTTAGCACTAACATCATACCAATACACAGTAATATGTTTAGCAGAAGTACTGTTATTACTTACTAGGATATTAGTAGCCTTTGCTAAACTACGAGTAGGAACAGTAAAGAGAGTAGTCAGCGTATTCGCTGTTAAGTTCTTTCCTATAGAATGTATAATACTCATTTAAGTACCAAAGTTAACAAGGTTACAATAATGAATCCAGCAGTGCCTATGAGAATCTGTTCTAGTCTCTTTAGTCTAGCGTGTATCTGTTCGTATCGAACCTTACAGACTTCTTCGTGGCTTAGGAGTTTTAATTCAGCTTCAGTCATGATTTACTCTTATTATGGTTTTGGATATTTTGCTTTAACTGCCTGACAAGCTGCGATATACGCATCAATCTGTTGCTGATTTCCTTTGACAACACCATCTAAATAGTCAGTCACAGGAGGATATTCTAATGCTCTTTTAAATTTGTATTCGTCAGGATCAGACCATGCTTGTACTGCTGCTAAGTCAATTTCAATTACATTTCCAGTAATATCATAAACTTCAATATCAGAAGTAGTACTACCAATAATATTAAAAGCATTAATATATAAGGCACGAATAGCTTTGTGGTTTATCATGGTGTAATTTCCATAACAGTAATTGTGCTTTGCATATAAAAATATCCACCTGCTGCTGATTGATTAAAGTAAAAAGTTCCACTATTGCCTTGACCTTGGCATTTATAAGTAAGTGCTGAAGTTGAGGACGGTGAATCTACAAAAGAGAAATTTCCATTTTGAATACTGTATTGATCTTGTCCTTCATTTAATACACGATGACCAGCGTTTCCTACATAACCAGCAGTATCGTTTCCACCATCTTGACCTATGTTTGTTCCATTTCGTAGCAGTTTTACATAATAGTTAGCCGTTGCATCTGGTGTTCCATACCAAGAATTCACAATTACAAGTATCTTATTAGAGGCAGATGTTGGAGTAATATTTACAGTTAATCCTGTTAAATCTGTAGCAGTTCCAGCACCAAACGATTGTCTTGTAGAAGTTGTTGCAGTTTTAACTTGAACTACTGCTCCACTAGAAACTGTTCCCCACGAAGCAGTGCTTCCATCTGTAGTTAAGTATTTACCTGAGTTACCTGTTTGACTTGGTAATGAACTTATAGTAGCAGTAGAAACTGCAGTGATTAATCCTTTACCGTTTACTGTAATGACTGGAACAACAGTTGCTGAACCAAACGAACCAGTGTTGGAGTTTACTGTTGCAAGAGTTGCATTAGTGATTGCAGTACCAGTGTTACCTGATAAAGTTAAATCTCCACCAGTAACCGATATAGATCCTGAGACTGTAGCCCAAGTAGGGGTATTGCCTGCACCAGCAGAAGTTAATACTTGCCCAGCAGTTCCTTGTGCTCCATCAAAGCTAGTTGTTCCTGTAACACTTAAGTTTACAAAGCTACCATTTTTAGCTGTAGTAGCTCCAATGGTCATGTTGTCAATTGTTCCTACGCTTGTAGGATTCATTTCAATAGAACCGCTACCAGTTGGTTTGATGTGAACATGACCAGTACCAGTAGGGCTGATGTCTATCTGTGAGTTTGTACCGTTTAAATTGGTAGAAACATTGATGGAAAGATTATCGCCACCTCCACCACCCATACTCATTTGAGTTGTGCCAGCAGAGTTTTTAAGAGCTAAACCGCCTGAGTTTGTAGCTTGTACTGTAGGTGTTGTTAGGCTAGTTAAGGTTGCTGTGCCTCCTGTAATGGCTACAGCACTTGCGGCTTGAGTGGCAATAGTGCCTAAACCTAAGTTAGTTCTAGCAGTAGTTGTATTTGTTAAGTCAGATAAGTTATTTGCTTTAGCTAAGTAGTCTGCTCCAGATACATAAGCTGCTACCCATGCAGATCCTGTATATACTTTCATTACTCCTGATACAGAGTTAAAGTATAAAGCACCGCCTACTAAAGCATTGCCATCATTGTCTAATGTAGGATCACTGGTTTTGCTACCAAGATAGCGATCATCAAAATTATCGTAAGCAGTTAGTGTTGCATCTCTAGCTGCCTCAGCAGCAGTCTGTGCGTTTGATGCGTTAGTTGCTGAAGTAGACGCAGCAGAGGCTGAATTACTTGCGTTAGTTGCTGAAGTAGACGCAGCAGAGGCTGAATTACTTGCGTTAGTTGCTGAAGT